GTAGGGCTTGAAGGGCACTTGCTATAAGCAAGCGTTAGCAATTAAGCTACTTCGGTCGGTACGCGCTTTAAAAGGCACGCACCCACCCCAGATGATACTGCTGACTATCTGGTTTAATCCAGTCATCGGTATGTTCATCAACGCCCGAGGTCAGACCTCGGAACAGACGGTACCTACCGTCTTGCGGTTGGACAATGTCCAACGGGCTACAGATTATGGTCTGTCCTTCCCAGTACTGGAGGTCGGTGTTAAACCGAACTCTTTTCCTGTGTCGGATGTTCCACGAGAGAGCAATATCAGCTCCCTGACTATCTGTAGGCCACCCACGCCACCACAAGGCACCACCGGTTAAACCGGCTGGTAGGCCGAATCCTAGGTAGGACTCGACCTGCGCCTCGAGGTAATCGGCGAGGTAGCTGTACCCATGCATTCTAGCTCTATTAGCTAGATCAATTGTTGCATAGGTATCCGACATACTGGTGAGGGTGAGGCATTGTAGGCGCGCGATATCTAATCGCTCTCCATCATACGCATCCACACCACAGGACTCTCTGTAGAGTCCCTCGCTAAACGTTTTGTTATAATTAGGTTTAAAACCTAAGTATTCAAAACATTCACAAACGAACTTGCACGACTCACGTCGGACAAGAACGTCATCACCAAAAACAAATACCTCAGCCAGGTTGCTTCGAAGGAATTTCGAAGGTGAACCTGATCCAAGATACTCGTATGTTACTCCTCTCTGCACGTACGTAGCCGCAGCGGCCACGCACCAGAAGACAAGGGACTCGACTGGGAAACACATAGCACTCCCCATAGGGGCGAACATGTGCAACTTTACGATCTCCTTATTTTGTATTCTGACGTGCATTGCTCTCGAAGCAGCAAGGAATTGGACGTTACTCTTATTAAAGAGATAGCGCACAAGACCCCAACTGATTAGATCGCTAGCATCCTTTAGATCTATAGTCGAAAACTCCCGGGTCCGTGAGGACTCGAGAGCAAGACTACCATTCTGCTCTTGGTTATCGAATTTAATCGACGAGCTGGACTCCCCGTTGATAAGACGGTTAGTCTTTAGGATAGCAGAGGACTCTATTGCCTTATTCAACGCACGTAGCTGCCCTTGTTGAATCCACATCAGCCCTACGGGCTGAGTGCAGATAACGCGGGGGCCACGCTTGTCTTTGGGTACAATAGCGAGTTTACACACACTATGTGTGTAACGCGCCTGCTGGTGGTCGAACCAGCAAGGAGTAGGAACGTTCCAATCAGACATCGGGTAAAACTTATCGCATAAGCGAGTAGTTGCCGAATCTAACTTGGACCACTTATCGTAGCCACGTTTGGCATCAGACACAGACCCTGGACCGTGCGTCGGCCGGATATTCCGGTAGTCAGCGCGATCCATGATCATGCCCGCCAATAAACGTGCTACTTTCAGTGTACGGCCCAAATCGTCTACCACAGATGCTTTTTGAGCATAGTGGCGAGACGTAAGAGAAGCGCAAAGAGAATTTCTTCCCTTAAACGCTTCGATGGCCGTATCTTCCGCTTCTTTGGTAACTTCATGTGACTTACTCTTATACGTGAACAGACATATCTGGCGCATTGTTCGC